TGATTCCAGGCTCAACGTCCCATTCTCCACTAGCAATCTGATCTGGTGCTGGATTCGTAATCATAGAATAGCCGCCTGTTCGCTAAGTTGATTTTGACGACCTCTAGCGTAAACCTTAAAAGTCAACGAACGATAGACAGTGTCGCCTTGTTTCTTGGCGTCCTCAAGGTTTTTTTCTAAGGTGTAGGTGTAGGTTACACCAGGGACAAATTCTTGCCTCAAAAGTTCGTCTGATGCGTTGTAGACCTCAACCAGATAGTCTTTCAGATACCAATCAGTAAAACCAGACTCTGCGCCATAAGGTTCTTCATCATTTATCTCGAAAGACGATTCAACAGCAGCAGGACGCCATTTGATTTTTACATCTTTTCCTGTCCACTTAGTACCATGAGATTCACCATCTTGTCCAAGGTCCAATTCAAGACCTGAAACACGGGAAATGATCGGTGGAGGCGGGATATAGACAGCAACAGTCACAGCAGAGCCACTAACGCCCATTTGATTCACTGAAGTCAGATAGGCAGTGTAATACCCTGAAGGCAGGTCGGTGATTGTGAAACTTGCTCCGTAAACAGTTGTTTCACGATCAATTTGCGCTATCTGAGCATCAGTCTTACTTCCTGAAACATAGGCATCGTAAACAATTCTGAGCTTGTAATAAGCAACAAAAGAATCAGTCGGTGCTGTCCAAGAAAGTGAACCCAAACCAGTCACATAGAACTTATCTTGAGTCCAAGTGAAATTTGTCGCACTTCCTACACTAAAAGGATTCGGCAGATTAGTGTTTGGCGAAGGATCATATGGAGATTCTTCATCGGTTGACCAGTCATAAATAGAAGAAGCAGTCTCTCTAAGTTCAAGATCAACACCGATAGTATCGTTATCAAACACAGTGGTAGCAGAGATAACCTCGAAAGGCTTTGCACTCCATCCCATGCGTGTGTTTGTGACATTGACAACATCACCAACATTTGCCTTTAATCCAATAAGTTTAAGAGGTAAAACTAAACTAATCTGTTGACGAGCCTTGAGCAATTCAATCTTGGCAATTCGTTGTGCAGTTGCTGGAGAAGTCGTGAATGGAAGATCAATGTTCTTTAATATTTCCTCATCGTTGTCTTGTGCAATATATGTGTTAGAAACAACAGGAGGAAAATCGGAAATGATGTAATTGTCATCAGCACTCGGAAAAGTTCCCTTGACTCCATTGAATAATTCTCTGCGAGACACAAGGCTCTGAATCTTCAATCCAGAACGAAGATCATCCTCATCAAATGTCAAAGTTGGTGAGCTATAGGCGCCAGCAAGAATCTTCCATTTTCCATTTGTATATACAAGTTTTCCTGCCATTGAAGAAAGCATATTGTTAATTACAGTCTCTGGAGAAACAGAAGTGTCAAAAGAACCATTCATTGTGTAACGCTTCTCTGTACCTCCAGCGGCTAGATTAACGTTTTCATCACAGATATTTGCCGCTGCAATTAGCGCAGTCTCATCAATCTCTGTTGCGTAATCTGCACCCAATCCATATCGAGAGTCACACAGATAATCAGCTAAACACAAAGCAGAATTATTTGAATAAACTGTTGTGGCTGTTCTTGGATCGTAAACTTTTTTCCCTTTGATTACAAAACTGATATTTGGAACACCATTAGGGAACACGTTTGCATCAAATTCAAATTTGACATAAGCACAAGCAATTCCACGCAAGCGATGATTTGAAGTCCAAAGAGCTGAAGCAGAATCAAGATTAGAAAAGACAGTCTGTGAGTCTGTTCCTGTTTTCGTTTGAACCGTTGCCTTTCCAGCATAAGTTCCACTGTAAATATTTATATTTGATATTGTGTAATAAGGACACTTTTCATCATTTAAATAAATCCATGCAGAACCAGAAGCAGGTGGATCAACAATAAATGTATCTACTTCATGTCCAGCAAATGCAATCACAAGATGTAGATATTTATTTGAATCAGTAGACTCCATGAAGACAATGGTTCCACCAACTCTAGTCTTTCCATAGATTACTTGACGAGGCGCAATCGGTTGCTTAGTTGTAATTGTGTTGTCTTGGTATGTAATAACTTCATCAGGAGTCTTAGCGAGTTTTTGAGACAAAGCACCAAGAACAAATGTCGTTACAAACGATCTGGCGAAATACGCTCCTGCCGTAGTAGCAGCAAATCCAGCAAAAGCAGCAGCGCCAGCAAAGCCAGTAGTGAACCAAGCGACTCCAGTTGTAACACCTGCAACAACAAGAGCAGCTTTTGCAGCACTTCCAATATCAACGCCAAGAATCTTTAGACCCATTATCCGCGTCCCCAATTCAGGACTTTATCCTGTAAGTCTGCAACGAATTCTAGCCCCAAGTCACCAGAAAACATCCTCTGTTGTTCTTGATCTGTGTATCGGATTTCTCGCGTTCTCTGAAGATCAATCAATCTTGATTCGTAGTTAAGTGTGATAGTCGAGGTATCTGGTCCTTCATCAATAGAAACAGTGTCTAAACGACCACGAAAAATCATGTAAGGATTTGAAATGATCGCGTTATATGAATTAAAAAATCCCAAATAAATACGACCATCATATCCTTGCCGACAATCAGAAAGAGCAATCGAGATATTAGAACTTGCCATTCCGTTAAGGGTAACGGTCATTCCCGCAGCCTTAACGTCTGATGTTTCTTCAACAGACGAAAAGAAAAGCATAGAACCTAAACCGCCCCATGTCTGAGAATTCCAAGATAAATCACCTATCCCATTCCAAGCCCTCACAGTTCCAGAGACAAACTCACCTTGAAATAAATAAAACGGTCGAACCTGCGAATCTTCAATCGCTGAGACAACACCTGCGCTTAGATCGCGGCTCATAAAGCCTCCATGCAAGCCAGAGTTAGACCATAGAAAGATGCCTCGTCAATCGTGTATGGCATTTCGTTTGAGGATAGCCTCCAAAGCCCTTTAGGAGAGCTTACAGTGATCGCAGCGTTATCGGCAGGGCTTGACCTCAAGTTAGGCCATATATCGAACGTAGCCTGTCCTGATCCGTTTGAGTTTGCATCAGAAAGAATCTTGTAAAGCCTAGACGTAGAACCAGAACCGAGTTGAATCCAATCTCCAGCCTTGAGAATGCCAGTCTGTCCGGCAGTCCATCCATCCGTTACAAGTGAATTTCCTGTCTGAGAACCACCATTTACCAAAGGAGTCCCAGTCCCGACACCGCGAGGAGAGGTATTAAGAGGATCGCCAAAAGTAAAAGTCCCATAAGAACCATTCAGTTTTAAGAGAAAAGCGATTAACTGTTCAGCATCTTCCCGCTTCATAGGAGGCATCGTGATTTCAGCCTCCCACATTTGTCCAGCGTGTTGATAGACCTGCTGTTGGAATGTGAAAGGTGACGAAGCAACACCCACCACGGAGCGAGCACGAATCGTGATGTTTTTAATCCCTAGAGAGGGAAAAGCTATGGGATAACTGATCGCCATGATTACCTCATCGCAGCAGCAAAAGAGCCACCACGTAGTTTAGCCTCTGCCACTGCGGATTTTGCAGCATTTGCAATTTGAGGCAGCATATTCATAACTTCGGCTCTGACTGTCTGCTGCACTCCGGTTGTCACTTGAATTGTCTGGTTAACAACAACACCGCCACTCTGCCCGTTAGGAATAATCGTTCCACTGTTGGCAGGCATGAATATTTCCGGTCCTTGTTCACCGACCAAATAAGGTTGACCAGAAGTCACAGGACCGCCCAGGGCGCGTTTTCCTGCTGGCTGTATACCCAAGAATCCCATTCCAAGGTCCAACAATGGTTTGGTGATTGTTGCCTGGATAGACATTCTCAAAAGATCGGAAATGACAGAGTTAGCCAAATCCTTGAATGAGAGTTTTCCAGTCATCACAGCATTTGCCATGATATTTGTGAACTCATTTCCCCATCCACGGATAGCAGCCTCAAGATCGGCGAATTGATCTTCACCATCCTTCGCTAATTTATCCATCGCCTCATTGGCTTGAAATACAGCCCTTGAGTAAACATCAAAGTCAATAATCCCAAGTTCCAACAATCTCAAAAGTTCAGCTTCAGCAATGTTTAGCTTCTCAAGAGGCGTACGAGTTTCGTCATACAGTTGTTTGCCTTTTTCAAGCAAATCATTTCGAGATTGACGATTCAACTTGTCTTGTTCGGCGTACTGCTTGGCTTCTTCCTCATTGGCTTTTTGAGCCTCTTTCAACTGAGCCAACTTGTCTAGTTGTTCAGTATAAAGAGCGATTTCCTCAACCGATGCGCCTTTTCTTGCGAATTGGAAAATAGCCAATTCACGCTCACCGTTTACCAACTTGAAAACTTCATCAGAAATTTGCTGATAAGCCGATGCAATCTCTTTCGCGTTGTCTTTTTCCTCTTTTGTGTTTTCCTTAGACAAAGGAGTTAGAGGTTTTGGAGTCGTCTTAGTCGGAACAACAAACTCAGGATTGACGACACCTCGACCAGCACCAACGCGAGTCATTTTGTCAAGACGAACAGCCTCCTCAATCTGGCGATTCATAAACGCCAAAAATGGAGCTGCCTTTTCTGAAATAGTCGATTGAATCCTCTGACCAATGCGATCAAGGTTATCCATGAATGTCGCTGATTGATCTGCGAACTCAGTGGATATTGATGCACCGAGGGCTTGAACTCCCTCTCTGCCAGTATTCAGAAACTCAATAAAATTAGCGCCTGACTTACCAAAAAGAGCCACAGCATATTGAGTCTTGATTGCTCCGTCTTCAGCATCTTGAAAACCCGCTGCAACATCGGCAAGAATATCAACAGTAGGTCGAATCTTTCCATTGGCATCACGGATTGCAACGCCAAGATTATCAAATGCTTGTCTTTGTTCGCCAGCACCAGAAACAGCCTCTGCGATGCTACGAGAAAGTTTAATGATGCCAGAGCCTAATTCCTCTTGGCTCACTCCGGCAAGTTTTGCATTATTTGTCAGCGCAGAAAGCGTTTCAACAGCAATAGACGTTCTCTTTGATAGTTCGTCTAGTTTGTCTCCAGCATCAATAAGACCTCTTAATGCCGAACCAACGCCAACAGCCGCCAAAGCTGCGGATACTGCGGAAATCTTTGTGAATAAAGAACTCGCCGATGTCTGGATTCCAGACATACCAGATTGAACAGAACGAAACGCCGCGCCGGTTTTGTCCGTTGCAACTATGTCAATTTTTAAGTCTTGTGCCATTGTTGCCTCGTTCGCTCTGTATCTTTACCCACACCTGCCACTCGGAGAACTCCTCAACGCTCATTTCTTCTATCTCACTGACTGTTTTATGCAGTTTCTCGGCAAGATAAAACATAAACTGGCGCTCAGGAGTCTCCCTTAGTTTTTTTCCAGTCCCCCAAAGTCAATTCGCATGATCTGGGTGGAAATTCTTTCAAGAATCGTGGCATCCACGCCGTTACGCAAAATCGGCTTGTCTTCAATCGTAAAGATTCTGTTTCCGTCTTTATCAAGACACTTCAAAACGATCAATTCGACCAGGGCATCAATCTCGCTTCCAGAAACCTTAGTCACACTCTGTAACTTAGATTTGTCCTTCAGCGTGAAAGGTTCGACATAAATAATCAATGGTCCATTCTCATCACCCCATTCAGCAACCTCAATGGTTTTGACTGACAGGGATTTAAAATGAGCCGAGGCTCTTTGAATTATCTTCAAGAGGCAGTGCCCGTTGTCAATGCGCCAGTGCCTTGAATGGTGATTGAAGATTCAACCATGCCATCAAAAGACGCCGTAACAGTCTTTCCGGTAACGATAGCCGACCCATAAAGATAGCTGTCACCAGTGGTAGAGCCTTCGGGATAGAACTTGATCGTAACTTCAGAACCAACCGACAACGCACCTTGACCAGTCGTGTCAGACTCGTCCCAGTAGCAGTCCACAGAACCGCTAAAGGTCTTCAAAGACGCCTTGTAGGTACGAGCAGAATCGCCCATCGTGGTGTCTTCCACGGTGTCCGAAGTCTCGGAAATGTTATAAGAACGAATCTCGGCAACAGCCGAAGTACCGACATGGACTGTGCCCTCTGAGCCGCGATGATTACTCATTTTCAATTCCTTTCAAAAGAATTACTTTTCTGCAAGTTGTGTTTAGCTGGAATTACTTGCAAATTATTCCAGCAATGTAGACCACAAACCGTTCTTCCTTTCAATGGTATCACATGGTCAACATGCCATTTAATACCAGTTGATTTTTCTCTCAATTTTGCCAGAGAATGAGCTTCTTGCAAAACAAATTCATCAATTTCGTCAAACCAAATAGGTGTTGCGTTTAGTTTCATTGCTCTACGATTTGATTCTGTAAAGCATCTTTTATCTAAATTTCTCAATCTCCAATTTTCAATTGTTTTTAATATTTCTTCTTTATGATTATTTCTATAAGAAGATTCTATTGCTTTTGTTTTGCCTTGTGCTCTATATTCTTTTAGATAATTGTTAATATAAGACTTGCCTTTTTGCGTTTTTGACCATGCACTTTTCCATTGTTTTACTTTTTCTGGATTTGCATTTTTGTATTCTTTTGTTTTTTGTTTTAGTATTTCTTTATTTTTTTCTCTGTAATCAATCATGTAACATTTTTTACAAAGACACTTCCAAAGTGAATTTGTTTCATGATTACAAGATAAACAAATTTTCATTTTGACATTATGTAGCAGTTTCAATATCATTTTCTTTGGTTGTGTAAGTTACTTGAACAGTAAACCTTCCAACCCCCACAACCTTTTCGCCTTCACCTGAAAAATCAGACTCAAACGAAACGATGTCCAATTCTTTGGCTTTGCCGCCAAGAGTCGCATTTGCATATAGAGCTTCTTCAACCTCAAGTGAGATAGCGTCTATCGTGTCATCAAATGCAGTATTCGCCATTACATAAGCCTCAACCATGACCTCAAGAATCCTTACTTGGGTTCGCGGTTTGCCTATCGTGTTGTTTTGGATTTCCTCTGACTTTGTGTAAATCGCCAGTCCAGGCAATTTCCCACTTTCCAAAGGATAAATTCTTGACTTGTAAACCCTTGAAGCAGTCGTAGAAAGCCCAGTCAGAGCAGTGACAACCGCATCCCTGATCTGTTTTCTAACATGACTCATTGTTTTTCTAGCACGATTTCCGTCATGCCAGTTCCATCATCCTGAACGATTCTCGACAGATAAGTCGTTCCAGAAATTACAAAAGTGTCACCCTCGGTGCAGTTAACAACATCAGAGGTGCGACAAGTCAATTTTGGCTGTTGAATTGCAAAACCAACAGTGCCACCAGAATCTACTTCAATAAATTGATTGTCAAAAATAGCCCGAATAGTCGCAGCCTGACCACCTTGAACCGTATAAGTCACATTCTGACCAAAGTCAGCCAGAAGAATAGTGCGCTCAATATCGGTTTCGACTGCCATCATTCAGCCTTTTTCGGGCGTCCTCTACGGACAGGTTTTTCCGTTGAAGTCTCAAGTCCAATGGACCTATCCTCTACAACAGTTTGAATTTCTACAAACTCACTCGCACGATTGTTTCTTAACATCAGACGAGCTTCATTTTCAGGTAACTCGAAAACCTGACCAGCCCGAGCATTGCCCAGACTGGTCATGGTTCCACGGAGAAACACTATTTTCATAGGAGAACCGCCTGTTACAGCGGCTCCGAATTTCTCAGTTGTCAACATTAGGCAATGTCAGCATCACCCAAGCAGAACGACACGGCGTTGCGAACCGCAACATCGACCGACTGCATGGCAACAATGCGAACAGTACCAGTGGTGCTGGCAGTGTAGGGATCAACCACGATGTCCAGACCGCCCCACATACCAATCAGCACATCCGACCAGTTACCGAAGTAAACATCGCCAGCGGCTGCTTGGTTAGACACGATTGCTTTGTAGCCGTTAACCAGACCACCTTCAGCAACGAAGGCAGCAGTGTTAGAGGCTTTGGCAGTGGTCTTCAGAGCACCGTACATGGCAGCGTTCATGATGTATGCCAGATTGCCGTTCAGGGCGTTGTCGGCAGCAACTTCGGTTTCCATACCAACCACTTCAGCAAACGTGGGATACGTTGCTGCGAAGTCTTTGGTGTTGATACCGGAGGTGGAGCGAACGCCAGTCGGTTGACCAGACGAGCCGGAACCAGACAAAGCACCCAGGTCGATAGCAATAGCCAGAGCTTGAGCCAAATCGTTGCGAATCAGGCTTTCAACATCGGGCGAACCTTGCATCAACAGGTTACGAGTTGCATCGGTGTAAGCACCCACAGTCTTGGGAGACAGTGTGATCGATGTCGTGGTGAACTCGCTCTCGCTGGCAGCAGAACCCTCAGTAAACCAGCCGCCAGAAGCAGAAGCCGATTTCTTCGGGATTTTGATGTTGCCTTGCAGACCAGTCAGCATCGTTGCGCCAGCTTGCATCACGCTCGAGGCGTTACGCAGGGCATCAACGAAAGCGTCAGGACGGAATTGCGTACCAACCAGACCAGCATCGTCAGAGGTGTTCAGGTCACGCTTGTTCCAGTTACGCAGAACTTCAGCGGGAACCAAGATACCCTGGGCAGATTGACCAAAGGCACGTTGAGCAGCTTCAGAACACTCAAGTTCAAAGGCTGCATCTTTTTGCAGTTGGCGGTCGGTGGGGTTAGCCAAAGCACGAATCGCGCGCATCAAAGAGAAGCGTTTGATTTCGGTCTTGTTCAAGCCAACATCTTGCTGGACGGGAGCGTCAAAAGCGCGGCTGTCAACAGCCACTTGTGCGGAGTTTTCCATTTTTGTTTCCTTAACGGGAGTTTCAATTAAACCTTGCGGTTCGGCTTCAGAGGTGACAGTCGCATCGCTTCGCCCCACCCCTACCGTGACATCGGCGGGAATAGAAACGATACTAGCTTCCATCGGTCGCCAACTAGTTGCGCGATACACTGTCCCATTGTTTTCTTTCACCATCTTAGCAATCGAATAACCAATAGAGACATTGCCGCGAATGTTGTCAGCGACATCACTGTAAACCTCTGAAGCCAGTGCGTTCTTACTGAATCGCACCGTTGCTCGTAACTTACGAGCCGAAGCATCGAGGGATACAGATTCGATTACACCAATCTGCTTTTCTGGATCATGGTCCAAAAGCAAAGGTGCGCGACCAGAGTTAATAAAACTCAGGTCAATACTTTCCGGCTTATGGTCGAGAACTTCCTCTCCATAGGACCGAATAACAGGGGCTTCGCTAGAGATAGACATGGAAACGCGCCGATCATCGACACTTTCCACGCGAGCCTCCATCGCATCACTGCGAGTTACTCGTTCACCAGCTTTACGGTCGCCAGTTTCGTCAAAGACGATTTCTTCGACTTCCTGACCAGTTGTAATTTCTTGATTTTCCATTGCTGGAGATTCCCAAGTTACACAGGTACGAATACTCGTACAAGTAATGTCCCATTTAGTGCAATATCCAGAAGGATCAGAAACATCAACCCATTTCGGCTCTACTGGAAGTTCACTAGCGAGAATTTTATCTCCATTTGTCAAACAATCAAGAATCTTTGGAGTGTTTTCATAATAACCACAATTTTGGCATTGACGAGTTTTAGCCTGTTCAATAGGAACGAGCCAAACCGTAGCCATGTTAGTCCAGTATTCCTCTGCATTAGCAGGGTCAGCAGGACCAAGATTAGCTTGTTCAATACAGATTAAATGGTTAGCTTTGTTAACTTCACCATTCATAATTGGCAATGGACAAGCATCGCCGAATTCATTTGAAATTTCCATATCTCTCTCGCTTGCTTCTTCAAATTGGATTGGTTTGAAATCGTGAGTTTCTAGCCATCTTTTCGCTTCGGCAACAGAATATCGAGTTTTGTCGAAACGAATTGCTTGAATCTCCGAAGTGCCATCTTTAATACCGAAGATGAAATCAATTCCAGGTCCTCCAGCGTCATTTTCACGCCTGAATGAGTCATATTGACTCGGGTCTTTCAAACGAGCAGCGTGTTCGTTTGGATAAGGTCGATAATCTCTGTTTTCCTTAATCCTAGACCACTCTTTTTCTGCCCACGTTTTACCAGGATCACCAGCCCATAGCGCCCAAGCAATCCGACCGTTAGATGGATAACCATCCTCTCCAGGACGGAAACCTTCAGCCTCTTTATCGACTTCGTGTCTGGCAAAAAAAGAAACCATACGCCCAATCGTTTCCTCAGAAAGATCGCGCCCGTTAACAATGTCTCGCGCCCGAGCGATTCCGACATCAGTGCCACCTCGACCGAATTCAGAGCGCCAATCTAAGCCCCGTTGGGCTTCTTCCTTCATGGCTTCATTGGGCGTTGGCATTTGTCACCTCTGCTTCAGTTGGGAGTTTGTCTCCAAACGGCTCAAACGCCATTTTTAGACCGTAACTTTCTGCCAATGCTTTCTCGGCTTGAATCTGGTCGAATGTTTCCTCAACATCCCGACCATACTGATTCGCAACGTCCTGCATAGAGAGAATACCGTTCTTCAGACCGATAACCGCAGCGTTCATTTCCTTAAGGGGATCGACCCAAGAGAATCCACGCGCCCTAAAGACAGTTGCATCAGCAAACTTATCGAATTTACTTGCTGGAAGATTGATAATCCCATCTTCCATGATCGACAAGAGCCAAGCCCTATAAACAGGCTCAATAAAATGCTGAACAAGGTAATCTTGAACAACCTTCCACTGGTCACGATCTTCTAAAGCGCCCTGACGAATTGAGGAGTAAGAAACTCCCTCAAGATCGTTTGCCAAAGAGGTATAGGAGACTCCAAGACCAGACGCGATACCCCTGAGAACCGCTTTCTCAAAATCAGCAAATGCCGAAGTCGGGTGTGTTGGGTCAAAGGTCTGAAACTGAACTCCAGCGGGAAGCTGTTGGAATGTTCCAGGCTCGGCTTCCATGATCGGCACTTTATTATCCGTGTCATCAGGGACAAAGCCATCACCATTAGGAGAGGTGAAAAAGCCCATCTTAGACGCGCCAACTCGAGCCGCCACCAGTTCAGCCTCACGATAGCCATGAAGCATTTTCAGAGAGGCAATAGCCGAAGCCATCCAAGTGACACCTCGAGTTTGCATTGCCCTCTCCGGCAAGAAACAATGAAGCATCTTGTCGGCAGGCACACGATTGTATGATTTACCCATCCAAGAGGATGAAGTGTCACCTGGGTGTGCCGTAAACAAATGGTAAGCCACAGGACGATTGAATTTGTCAAGTTCGACACCCATGCGGATTCGATTTCCGTTAGGAAGAAGAACGTTATATTCTTCGTCTAAAAGGTCTGACTCAATAAACTCTAGTGAGAACTTAAACGAATTTGGATAACGAACCAATCGAACGAGAACTTCGCCATCACGAATCATTGCCTCAACGAATAACCGTTGAGCGTCAACCCATGACAGCTTCCCATCGACCGTACAGTTTCCAAGACGTCCCCACTGTCTCCATGCTCGTTCAATTTGATCGTTGCCAATCATGTCCATCGAGCCATTGTCGTTTCGTGCCTTGACCTGAAGGGTTACACCACGCTCACCGACCACATTAGCTTTAGACAGGTTAATGAACCGCCGAGCATATTCGTTGTTTCGAGATAGATCACGCGCACGATTTCGCAGAACTTTTAGACCAGACTTCACTTCCTCATCGGCAGAATAGGAAGTTGTCACGAAGTCATTGAATAATCTGCCTGTACTTGCCCCTGCGTAGTTGCGCTTTTTGACAGGCTTTTTTCGGAAAAAATCTAAGATTCCCATAGCTTTCCTTAAAAGCGAACTTTGATAGTCGCGCCAGTGGCTTCACCTCTGCGGATTGCTTCTGCCGTGGCTTCTTTGAGCATTTCGCGCTTGTAATAGTCTCGCGCCTGAATGAGATCATTGAAACTCATCTTTGTGAGACTTCTTCCAGCGACTGAGTAAGAAGAAACGTCCGAGTCAGCCTTCCCAGAGAGAATTGACTCAATCTTGCCGACCATGATTTCGGCATGAGTCCGAGGGTCAGAACCGTTTACATCAAGGTCAACAATGACATTAAAGTTGCCACGATCAACAACGATTCGTGCGTTATCACTGTTACGCTTAATCTCAAGTTGCCAATGATAAAGACCGGCAACAAAATCAGCAGAGGTAGTGCTTGAAACGGTGAAAAGATAGTCTGAACCGCTGGCAGTTCCTACCACTTGAACTTCAGTATTTCCACCGCCAGTAATACGCGCCACATAAGTAGCTGTATATGATGAGTTTGGATAATCAGTGCCTAAATCTACGCGTTTCCATTGAATGAAGTCGCCTGGAACGACTGTTTCCGGCTCTTTCGTTGGCGCGTTGGCAGAATCAAATAGGTTAGCCATTCAAGCCCCTAGTTTTTGCAAATATAACAGATTCTAACGCCATCGGTTCACAAAACTACTTTGTTGTTTTGGTCTAACCACTGGTTTTGTCGTTTTAATTTCCTCTTGAGCTTTTCGCTTAACTTCCATCGTCTTAGCCAATGAGGTTAAGTTAACATTCAAAAGAGATAAAGCACTCATCGCATAAACGCGAACATCTAATGCTTCGTTTCTTGTTCTGGTCTTAACAAATTCTCTCTTTGCAAATCCCTTGTGGTAGCGAGTGGCGATTTTTTCTGCGGTTAACTGTTTGAAATACTCATCCTCTCGACCGACAGGAAAATGACAATATCCAGGTCCAGGCTCTGAGATTCTGAATCGAGAAAACAATAAAAGTTTTGCAGTGTCCACGCCGACAGGAAAGAGCTTAATTTTCCCGATGTTGTTTTTTGATGGTTTACCAATAATGGGTCTGCCCTCACCGCCAACACCTTTGATCGCGTAAATTCTTTTACCTTCCCGCGGAGCTACGTATTTATAGACTGCCTGAGTATGATGACCGCCTGAGTCGATACAAGTCGCTCTCACAATCATGTCTTCGCCAAGTTCATGCTCGAAAGACTGTCCTAAGAACTCGTCTAAGTCTCTCCATACCGCAGGCGCAGAAGGGTCACCGTGAATTGTTTTGTAAGCGATAGACCATGATTCTTCATCCCTGCCCCATCCAACAATTTCGGCTTCTAGTCGGTCATCCTGAACGTCCACTCCGGCTGTTAAGAGTAGGACATCTTCAGGTATAGCGTCCCAATCCTCGGCTCTGTTTGCCAAGTCATACTCGTCAATCTGTTCGCCTTGTTCTTCCCAAGTCTCGCCGAGATAAGTATTCACCCAGACTTTAAGAGTTGCAGGTTGCTTTTTTGCCTCGAGGAAATCTCTCACACCGTCTGCCAATGGCGTCCAAGGCGAATAAAGTGCAGATAGGTGAAAACCCGCAATTCCGTTAAAGTCTGAGGTTGCAAGCCACCTACCATGTTTAATGGCACGGATTCTTTCTGCCTCATCCCAAAGAGAACCACAATCAGAGCAGACATATTTTGCTGTCTCAGGTTTTCCTTCTTCCCACTTTACTTGTGCCCAGGCTAAGGTCTGTTCTGCTTCACAATGAGGGCATTTAACGTGATATTTCCTTTTATCCGATTCCTCATAAGCCATTTCTATGCGACTGGCTCCCTTGTTTGTGGGAGTTGAAACCATCAAAATCTTGCGGTTCCAAAATGTCGCGGCTCGTTTCTTTGCAAGGCTTACTGGATCACCCTCCGAGCCAGCCGAGACAGGGTATCGATCAACCTCATCGCACAAGACGACACGAATAGGACGGGAAGCAAGACTAGAGGGACTGTTAGCACCGCAAGCAGTAATATGACCGCCAGGGAATATCTTGTGCAAAGTAGTATTGCCCGAATCCCGAGAACGAGGGTCTTTAACAAGACTGCTAAGACTAGGACTATCCCGTAGCATAGGAGCCAAGCGATCTTTGGACCAAGTTTGCGCCATGTCCAATGTTGGCTGGACGACAAGAATAGGGGACGGGTCTTGTGCAATGTGATACCCCACCAAGTTATTGCAGATTTCGGTTTTACCGCACTGACTGGAACTCATCACGACAACCTCTCTGACTGTCGGATCGTTGAATGCGTCCATTATCCCACGCTGATATTCAGCACGAGAGGTATCCCAAGAGCCTGGCTCCGCTGACGATTCAGGCGAAAGTCTCCGAAACTGATCTGCCCATTCGCTGATTTTTAAATCAGGCGGTGGCTTCAGGCTCTGAAACACCTTCGTCAATACCGTCTTCAGTGTCGGATGACAAGACAGGGTTATAGACATGGATTTCGACATTTTCAAGTTCATTGAGTGCTTCGTATATTTGTTCTTTTAACAGATTCTTAACCTCAGAGATAGACTCAGCAGAGAAAACCTCGGCAGCAGCCTTGGTTGGCAATGAGAGCAGTTTCGCCCTCATGTTAGTGGTCGCTTCCGTCCATGCCGTTTCAATATCAGAGGCTGGAATTAGTTTTTCCTCCATTTGGGCTTTTTCCATTTCCATAATGTCAGCCTTTGCCCTGGTCAGCCGCATTCTGTGTGTCGTGTAGTCATCTTCAGGTAAGTCTCTTTTGAGATTACCCATCCTCAGAAATTGGATATATGCCCTGACCACTGGGACAAGTTCATACTTGCCACGTTCTAACTTTGGAATAACGCCTTCTTTTGCGAGTTGGTTAATCCTCTGCGGAGTCAGGTCTAACAACCTGCATATCGTGTCAAGAGATACTGT